ATTCCTACGCTATCGTCAATACCACAATTTTCCAAAATTTCACTGATTTTTTCCATTTCTTTGGCACAAGCCTTTGAGTCAAATGAATCAAACACAAGTAACACTGGAAATCGTTTTAACTGGTCTAAACTTTTGAACACGTCTTCAAGAGGAGTAGAATTTTTATCAACCCATACTCTTGACGTGGAACGATGTGACATTTTTTCAGTCAAATTTTCTGGAGTTTTTTCGGTTTTTTCAGTGAAGTACTGATAACGGTTACTGCGGTCTAAAAGGATGTTTTGATCAATGGCTGTGTCAACGCCAAGGTCAGCAGTAATTTGTTTTTGAAAGTTTTCGTGAGTAATGTTGGTCAGCAAAAACTGATTTTCAAAATCAGATTTTTTCCATAAATTTATGGTATTGTAAAAATCTTGAAGTTTTTCTTCAATGTCAAAGTTAAACTCTTTTAAGTAGTCAATGAGCTTAACAATATTCTTTTCAGTGTAATCAGCATAAAACATTCTGCCACTTTGAGCTTGAACTAGTCCACTAACTGACTTTGCAAGTCCAGTGACTTTCTTGCGAATCGAGGCAGAAAATGCAAATTCTATAACAATCACTTCATTGTCATCATTTAGCTTACTAGTATAAATTTTCTTAGTCGTGTCTTGTGGCCGAAAAGGTTGTGACCAAGTCGGGTTTTCAGTTATAGAGAAAAAATCCTCATCAAGTTTCTTGATTAAGTTTTGATTTTCCTTGAAAATTTTCAGTAATAGCTTTGCTTGGTTCTCTGTGATAAATGTATTGCTGTTTACACTCTTACAAAGACTAAAAAGTATTCGTGCATCCTTATACGGAAGGGAATTGGTCAATTCCATTTCGTGGTTTGCTACTAATACAGAAAGTAATTTATCAACAGTTTTCATAATTCTATTATATAGAGTAAGGTATGCAATGTCAACGGTTTAGACAAAAAAATAGGCCTCATAATTATTTAAGGCCTACTGCTTACCATTTGGGTAAATTAGTTAGATAGACGCATCTTCCATACCTGCAACACGCAACTTCACAATATTAGTAATTTGCCATTGCTTTTGATCTAATGCTTTAGTAATACCTAACCACTTGTTGCGTAGCAAAGCAAACTCGTTAATAATTTTTTCAAAATCAACTACGTCTGCTTCACCATCAACAAATTTTTCACAATCACGTGAACTTAATGCACGTTGATAGTTTTCTAAGTACTTTCTAAAGTGACTACTTTTAAGTCTGCGAAGTTCAATGTTAAGGTACTCTAAAATTGCTTCAATTTCTTGAAGTTGCGAGAATCTCTGCTCCACGATGCCAGGCATACTTGCGGCTGCTCTTTCTACATTTCCCGTTATACGGACTTCTACTTTGGCCGCTTGTAATTCAGCATTGTAGTAATCCACAGCATCTGGAATGTGTGAGATATCTTTTGATATTTTAGAATACCAACCCATTAAAACTCCAATTCTTTGTAGTCATCATCATCATCTGATGGCTCGTCTAAGTAATACTCAATTGCATTGTCTAACGTGCCGTCAACTCCCGTAGCACCTTGTAGTGTACGGTCACTGACACCATAATCTGCTAAAAGATCAATATATCGCTCCGCGGCTACTTCTAATTGCTTCTTGTCAACATAGTCAGCAAAAAGCATCCAGATGTCACCTATTTGTGTTTCATTCAACATTTTCGTCGTTCTCCTCAAGAATGGTTGTTGTTTCTGATGGCTTCAAATGAAATTTCTCCATTATCATATCTAATTTATCATCTTTCCATTCTTTTCGGTAGAATTTGAATTCCTCACCTGTTTCTGGGTCAATCCACTTTAGTCTATTACCTTCTTGTTTGAGTAAACCTTCTTCTTCAAACAAATCAACAAGTCCGCTATATGGGCTCATACCTGTTGCATAAGGGATCTTAACTTGAACTGATTCAAATGGCTTTGCATAACGTGTCTTCATGATTTTACATGCTGCACGGATACCGTTAACTGTTGTAGTCTTAGCACCATCTTCGTCTTCTTTTAACTTTAACTTACGCATAGCAACAACGATTGAGCTAGCGTAGATAAAACCTTGACCACCTGAAATCTTGTCGTCTGGATCAAACATATCCTGTGATGCATATGTGTGGTTTGTAGCAACTAGACCAATGTTTAGAGTACCAAACATGTTTACACAGTTACGAACAAGTGCTGTAAGTGCTTTAGGTTTACGGCCCATATCACCTTTCAAGTCACCAGCAGTAAACTGATTAACGTCTGTCGGTGTTAACAACATACCCAATGAGTCAATAACAAACAATACCTTTGGACGAGATTCTTCTGGCATTGATTTGTATTCTGTAACAAACTCATTGATAGTTTTTGCAACGTCATCAATCATAGCCATGTTAAGTTTGAGCAATTTGTCTTCACTTGTATCAACACCCAAATCGTGTAACCACTTTTCATCAAGTGCGTTTTCGCTGTCAACTAAGACAACGTAGATACCTTGTTCTTGTGCTGCTTTAACTAAATTACCTGAACAAATGTATGACTTGCCTGCGCCAGATTCGCCTGCAAAAACTGTAACCTTACCTAGTGGAACACCTTTCTTAAAGTCACCACTAATAAGATAATTTAAGGCATAATTGCCTGTGCTGATCCAATCTGTTGGATCGCTAAAGCCTACGCTAAGTCCATCAATTGACTTAGTTAAGGTTTTTCTAAATTTACTTAAATCAAACGGCTTTGTAGCCATAGTTATCCTCCTAAATGATTATAAGGGGCCGTAGCCCCTTATGTGTGCTTATTGCTTTTGACGATTGCGAATCATTGCCAAGATGTCTTGAGCACGTGAGTCGCCACCAGATGCTGCTTCACTGCTTGCAACATTAACACCCTTTGCTGGTGCTACTGGAGCAGGTTCATCATCATAGTTGTCATCTGCTGCCACTGCTGGTGCAGATGCTTTAGGAGTTGACTTTACAGGATCGCCAGTGTTTTGGCCCATGCCTGCTGGTTTGAAGTATTGACCCCAACGTTCCATATCAAATGGTTCGCCATCAACAGATGCCTCAAACATCTCTTTGATAACTTTGAGTTCAACTTCAGTTGGCTTCTTAGGTAAGAAGTCTGACAAGTTAAACAAGCCGTGTGTAGAAACTGCTGCTTGTTCTTCATCACTTAGAGGACGTTCACGACGTGCCCATGTTGAAGTTGAGTAATCAGCGTAACCGCCTTTTGAACCCTTCTTCATACGATAGTCTAAGCCATGTACGTAGTCTGTTGGTAGATCTTCCAATTCCGGATCAACAAGTGCTGCACGGATTGATTGGAAAATTTGTGGACCGATAATGAATCGGCGAATTGCGTTTTCTGGTTTTTCTTTTTCTTCTAGTCCGTCTTCAACAACGAAACCTTGGAAAATGTAAGAACGCTTTTTCCAGTATTCGCGACCCTTAGCTTCTAAGCTAGGCTCTTTGAACCAACCACGGACTTCAGAAAGAATAGGACAGGTTTCGCCATACATTTCCATGCATGGTACTTGTACAATTGTTTTCTTATTATCTGTTTCACCTTTGATACCTGCAAACGGCAATTTGATCATTGCACGTTCAACCCAGAAAAAGGTGTTGTCTTGATTGCCGTCTGGTAGGAAGCGTAATGTTGCTTCTTGGCCTTCTTTTAAGTTCCAGAATGGGTAAATTGAATTATCACCGCCTGTACGTTCTCCAGAACCTTTGTTTTCAGATGCCTTTAATTTTGCGCGAATTTCTGCTAGAGTTGCCATAGTATTTCTCCTTAATTTTATGCCTATGTTTTTATTTGCCTTAATTTGTTGAAGACCTTCTCCAACAAAAAACGCATACTTGTAGTGTATGCGTTTTTATTTATCATTACAAGCACATTGGTACTTGAAATGTGATATTTTTATGCCAATTATCTGTAGTGAACTAAACTGATGATTCTTTCAACTTCATCGTAGCCAGTACTCTCTTTCACTGGAGCACCACCACTTAGTTGAGCTTGTAGTTTAGCAACATAATCTTTGTTAGCTTGGAGAGACATGTTGTTGCCTTTAGAGAATCGATCAATTTCTGCTTGAATCTTTGCTGTGTCAGGTGCAGGAGCTGCTGGTGCTGCTGGTGCTGCTGGTGGAGTTGTCTGTGCTGCTGTTTTTGCTTTTGGAGCTCTAACAGTGCCTGGACCTGCAAACGCTTGAGGTGCGCCACCTGATTGTTGTGCTAACCATGCTTGGTCGCGGGCACTTGCATTACCAGCAACTGCGGCTGCTTGTGCTGGATCAATTTTAAAATCTTTACCAACACCACTACCACTATTAACATTACTTGGAGCAATAGCGCCAGTTGGTTGAGCAATAGTTGTTTGACCAGATAAGCTAGTTGGGTTTTTTTGACCATTCTTAATAGCTGTAGCTGCTGCCTGTGTTTGTGCTTGATTAATGTTTGTATCTTTTGCTAGTGTTGCAGGAGGTTGTCCAGGTGCTGCAACATTTGGTGCGGTTGAAGTTCCGCTTGCGTCAAGGCCATATTTTGTCATTGCTGCTTGAGTCTTTGGACCCATAACCCCGTCGGCGGTTAGTCCTGCACCTAATGCATTTAATTTTTGTTGTAATGCTAATACCTTAGGATCTTTTGCTGCTGGTGCTGCTGGTGCTGCTGGTGCTGCTGGAGTTGCGCCCTGTCCGGCTGCTGGTGCTAACGGAGTTGCTTGTACATTAGTTTGAGGTGTAACTGGTGTAGCTACTGCTGGAGCAGGGGCCGGTGCCGGAGCAGGTGCTGCTGCTTCTTTTTCTGGGAAGCCCATTTGACGTGCTTTAGCTTGATCAGCTGGGTCTGTAAAATATGTAATTGGTGGCTTTGTGCCAGGCATTCTATTTAAGATATACGGATCTTGTTGGTTTGCACCACCGAGCCATTTTGCTTGCTCTGGACTAGGTGCCCACTCTGCTAATTGTGCTACTGTAGATTGTGTCCATTTTACACCGTCCCATACCATGCGAGGTGAAGTTTCATTTGTTTCTTGAGCTGACTCAACAATTTGAATATAATCTCTTAGACTTTTGAATTCCATCGTGTCTTCCCTTAAAATTGAAGTTTTTGCATGATGGCCTTCATCATGTCTGCCGGATTAATTCCGTGCATTTCTTTTTCTATGTGATCAGTTGACAAATTAGATTGTTGCGGTTGTACACCTGCTAACTTAATAATATGCGACTGTTCATGATCGTGTCCTGGAACACTGCTTGGATCTTTAGCGTCAATTAATTTGAACACTCTACCAATGTCTTCTGCTGAGCAATCGCCAAACTCGCCATCTTCCCATGCTTTCTTGATTTTAATCTTGATGCGTGTTCCACCTAGTGGGAAGTTTCCTTGATCTTTATTATAGAAGCCACTTAGATATTTTAACATTGCCGGAACACCAACTTCTTGCGGTTGTCCAAATCCAAGTTCTTCTGCAGCCATTCCGCATTCGTCAATAATTTCTGCAATTGTTTTAACACCATGGCCAAAGTCAAGTGCAGTTTCTAATGTTGCGCCTGCTTTCGATGCTTTGCGTAATGCTTTCATAATACTTTCTGCCATTGGAGCAGGAGCAGGTGCTGCTGGAGCAGGTGCTGCTGGTGCTGCTGGAGGCATTGCGCCAGCTTCTGGTGCTGGAGGTGCAGCCCCTTCTGGAGGCATTGCGCCAGCTTCTGGTGCTGGTGGTACTTCTGGTGTTGGAGGTGTTGCTTCTGGTGCTGGCTCTTCAATGCCTTCACCTTCTGGTCCTGCAAA